TAATATCCATGTGCATTCCATACTCACCTAATTTGCTCATTAAGAATTCATTAGTTCGCTGCAATACTTTAAAATTAATATACCTGCGGTGATCATAAAAATCGCCAAGGTGAAGTATCTTTTTTATATTATTCTTTACACAATAAGGGAAAAATACTTCATTAAAAAAACGTTGCTGATAATTAAGAAATATATCAGATCCATTTTTAACGCCAAAGTGTGTGTCGCAAATTACAACTATTTTCATACGTATTTCCAATTAGGATATCTACCCATTCTACAACGCCGTCTTACATTAACGGCGTCAATTCCAAATTTTACTGAAGCAGCAATTGCGTCATCATATAAAACACCATCAACTTCAACCATTCTGTTTTTAATGAGTTTGCGTCTAGCTTTCATTTTATCTGATAAAACTATTAAACCTTCAGGTGTGTGGACCGGTGGGCGTCTGGACGCCATTTTCACAATAAACTCTGGGTCTTGCCACTTTTCTTTTAATTCATGTGATTTTGTTAAAGAATTTCGTTTAGACAGACGACTTTTTTTTAATTGCCCTTCATCACTTTTCCAAAATGATCGAGTCTTCTCGGATATTAATAGTTTTGATTCTGGGCTGCGTTTGCAGCCACAAAATCCTCGGGTTGCTTTTGCAAAATTAAAATACAAATCGGTTAAAACGTTAAGTGAATTATGGTATTCCAGTTCAAATATAGTCATATCTTTGGCCGATACCGATTGATCATATTCCTCAAGGATTTTAAATTCAAAATACTCTGGATGTTCTTTCTTTTGTTTAGTCCACCATTCTCCTGCGCCGATATCATCACTATACCACGTATATTGAACACTACTTAATGAACCAAGATAATTGCGTTTTTTATTATAGTTACACTTTGACCCAACATAATAAAAAGGTGGAGTATTATTTTGAATATGTGGTAAATATGATATTATATATATGACGTGCATATTTGTATTTATAATAAAGACACCATGATTTAGGAGCAATCTTCATGTTAAGAGTTTAAAAAGTCAGCAAGCGGACCAGCCTTGGGTTTGGCTGACTTTTTAAATGCGGCTGGCTTCTTCTTGGGTAAAGCTTCAGCGGTTGCAGTGCAGCGATCAACATGATAAAACGCGTCATTCTTTTGACGAATCTTTTCAACCATGGTTTCTCCGCCATTGAGTGTGTCATCATTAAATTCTGCAAACATACCAATACCGCCTTTTTCAATAAGCAGCTGCTTTATGGTGGTTTGCTTCTTTTCTTTGGCTATACGACGCAGGAAAGCAAAGTAGGCAATTTGTGTAAAGTAGCTAAATGCGTTGGGCGCGCCGGTGCGTGTGGTTTTGTTGACGTCATAATTCATAATTGCTTTAACACAATTTTCTACGGCATCCATAACCATATCTTCGCGATAACTATAATTCATGAAACTTGGGCTGCGCGCCAACCCGTTGCAAATTTTCATAAATGCTTCACCAATATGATTGGGAATGTTTGGCGCTTCAGTGTCGCTTGCTAGTGATGCCGATACTTCATTGACATATGCTGTAACCTCTGCACTAAATAGTGCATTGTTTACATAGTCAGTGCCACGGCTTTTTCTTTTTGGTTTTTCAATTTCCATACCTATATTATAACAAAAAGTAGAGAAATGTAAATAACTTTTTTCTATGCAAATGCATTTTGTTGTTTACAAGAATATTCACTTGTGTTATAATAATATAAGATTCACTAACAACCAATTAGTTGCTCCAACGGTCAATTGAATTGCTCCAATCATAATCTGGAGGATCAAGGTCAGTAAAGGTTTGTTTATAACCTTTGTTTTTATCGCTGTCTGACTCCGTTAACAATTCAGCGAGTCTATCAAGCAGCAGTTGCTTATAATACAATTGTTTAAGTTGATTGCTTGCAAAGCTTTCGCTTTCTATAGATTGCAAGTAAAGGTGCATTGGAGCACCATTGTTGTGCGCTACTGCGTTAATCATACGCATACCAACGCCATCTTTAGTGTGTACACGTACCATTTCAAGTGTGCTGTTGAGTATGATTACTTCATTGTGTAGCTCTTCAAATTCACCAACAAGTTGCCGTCCGCTTACTGTGGTATATACACGAATGTCAAGGCTGTCTAACAATTGGTTGTCTTCTTTGGTCATGGCAATTGAATTTCGTAAATCTTATAATCAAATCCTTCTTTATTGTATATCTTGATGCGGTCTATGGCGTGATTCATAGTATAATTCTTTTTCTTTTTCCAGCTAAAGTTGTCTGATATGTCATACACGGTACACCCACGCCCATCATCGCTTTTGCGTAGGCCTCGCCCAATACTTTGCAATACTCGTATTTGACTCTTGGTTGGTGCAGCAAAAACAATTTGATGGAGATTACGAATATTTATCCCTACACTAAAGCACCCGCTTGATGCAACAATAATTGCATCTGTTTGCTGTTCGGTAATTTCACGAATGGTTTCACGATCAGTTGCATTTACTTCTCCGCTTACATAAAATACTTTGCGCTCAGGCGCGGCAGCTGCACGAATAGCTTCATACAATGGTTTGCCGTGTTTGGCCACCAGGTTAAACAACACCAGTGTATTGCCTTTTTGATCAAGAGCAAGTCGCGTAATAAAAGCATTGCGGCCGGCGTGGCTTACAATAGCCGCAATCTCGGCTTGATAATCCAGCTTGCACACAATCTTTTTTAACTCTTCAGCGTGATTCAATACAATACATTTGATTTGCAACGGCGCAAGTGTATTGCTGTCAATCAATTCTTTTGTTGTAACAACACGATGTACTGGCCCAAAGTTACCAACCAATACCAATTCATTGCACTGACTGTTGTCAATGGTTCCAGTTGTGCCAATACGATAGCTGGCATTTACAAGTGCACTCATGATGGCGTTGAGACTCTTGGCTTTAAACAGGTGTGCTTCATCGCCTACAACCATTCCATACTTTGCAAACCAAGGTTTAGGCAAGGTGATGGCGCTTTGCCATGTGGTAACCACAACGCGTGCGTCAAAGTTATTTTTTTCTTTACCGCTATATATCTTGTGTACATCTGCGTCAGCCGCAAAGCCATCATCAGCGCTGCTATAATCAGCAAAGTCTTTTGTAAGCTGCTCAACCAAACTTGTGGTGGGCACCACAATAAGAATGCTGTCATCATGATTGTCAAGATACCAACGTATCATCATGTAGATAATTAGACTCTTACCACTGCCGGTTGGGCTAATAACCAAACTGCGGCCTTCGCTCAACGCATGTGCGTAAGCGCTCAATTGATAACTGCGTGCTTCAATGCGGTTTGGGCCGCCCATCAGCGTCAAGCGCCTTGCATAATCAAGGAGTGTACTTTTGTCCTGCGGAGTGCGCTCACATATATCACGATCAAGCTCTACAGTGTATTGCCGCGCTTCCGCAAACTTTAGCAATTCCAACAAGAGACCATATGGTAATGTAGAAGTCTTACTATTATATAATCTACATTTACCATCCCACATGCGATTTTTGAAGAGAGGCATATATTTGTAGCCTTCAACAAAGAAAGTAAAATATTCATTTACTTCCATTAAAATGCCGTGATCGTCAGACAATAATCTTAATGTAGTTTCATCAACTTTATGTACACGTATATCAGACATTATTTTTATATTTACAATTTTCAAAATGCCATCTATTCATATTCGATACTCTTTTCGGTGGCAACTTTTTTAAATTCATCTTTATCTGCGGTTTCAAAGATAAGTTCAGTTTTAATGTTATCTCCGTATTTTTTAAATACTTTTTCCAAAATGTTCCTGAACCTTTATAACTGTCATATCAAACTCCAGCTGTGAATCTTCGAAAATCCAACATATTTTTAATATGGGTGTGGCGCCATTTGATGTTGTCAAGAATATCCTTAAGACTCTCAACAATAACCTGCTGATAATCCAACTTCATGCGGAGTTTGGTAAGGTCAGAGTCAGTTTCATAGTACAAGTCCATATCACTTTTAAGAGGTTTTGCCATACCAGCAAATGGGTCATAGCTCCATCCACGCGCGTCCATATCTTCTTTATTCATCTTTCCATTGTAATAGAGCCACTTGTCTTTTTTTAAAACAGCCATACCCAATTCGCCTTTCTTGAGTTGCAGCTTACTTAGGCCATACAGCTCAAGATATTTTGCATGCAACTGCGCGCTCTTCATACTGGTAACATCAAGATTAATTTCGTCAATCTTACTGTCCTCAGTCCACATTTTTAATATATCATCTAGAGTCATTGTTCTAGATTGATTTATATCTTTTTAATCTAAGAAATTAAAATTGTCATATTTGAACGTTACATCAATGAATGCATATTCAACATCACTTGCCTGTGCGTTTAATTCCATACCGCCAATGCTGCTAGCAAACACTTGAGTAAATTGTACACTGCGTGATACATTAAAATGACTTGTGACAAAATTCAATACCAAGTCGTAAGATTCTAAAGCTCCACCTTCGCTGTTGCGCTTTAACCAATTGTACAATTCATCATACACACCTAGGCGTTCATCAACGCCAATGCGTACGCTCAACTCGCCATATTGTAGGAATCCACTGCTAACAAAACCGGCTTTATTGGAGAAGTTGATGGCAACCTCACTGACGCTTATACTCGGGAAGCTTGCGGCCACGGCCAAGCGTTGTGTCAATGGAAACAGGTCAGTATTAAACTGCATCTTAAAACCGGTCAATGCTAATAGATTGGTAGCCATATTATAAGGTATTTATTAAAGTAAAAAGGCGGGCAACCTTTCGATTGCCCGCCTTACGATTCCCTAAAGGGATTACTCCAAATTAGCTAGCTGGTTGCTCAGTTGGGATGTATGAACCACCACCAAGACCAGTAACAACGAATCTACGGAAGTATGGGTTTTGAGCGTTGGCACCAGTGTTGTTGTTGTCCGTTGGAGCACCTGCAAACGGGTTAGCAACAAGACCATAACGTGTCTTGAAACCAATCTTTGGTTGGAAGGTGTTAGGATCAACAGCACGAACCATTGTCAACGGAACATATGGGCAATAGAAGATACCAGCATCATATGCATTGGTACCACGATAGCCAACAGTGATGTAATCATTTCCTGCAAATGGGTCAATGAACACCTTCATGCGGCCATTAAGAACACCAGCAAATACGTTGCCAGTATCATCAACATTCAGGTTGGTTGCAAGAGCAGGAGCATAATCAAGAACGCCAGCAGCTGCAAGAGCACTTGCAACGTTTGAAGAACAGATTACAATGTTGCCTTTGCCACGACGTGTTGCTCTAGCAACACTGTTGGCTTCAATTTCAATTTGGAAAAGAAGTGACTTGAACTTCTCAACAGCCCAACGGCCATCTGCATCTTCGTTAATATCAAATAAACCGGTTGGATTACCAACGGTTGCAACACCACCAGCACCAGATGCACCAACAAGTGTTACACCACGAATACCACCAGTGATTGCCTTAAGGTTAACCGTTTCGATAACTTCACGGTTGATTTCTGCAAGAATTTCAACCGACAAGATATTTGCAAGTTCAGCTTCTGCATCAAGGCCGTGAACAGCCTTAAGGTCTTGCGCAAGTTCCATTGTGTATTCTGCTTTAAGAGCACGTGTCTGAGCAGTAACAGTTGTTTTGTCAACGGTGAAACCCATTTGACCAAAACCGCCACCGGATGCCGTACGGCCGATTTGAACAACGTTTGCACCATTTTCTCCACCAGGGCCAGACGCACCAGTTGCACCGTTAACGGTAGCACCAGAAATGCCAGTGCCTAAGGCGATGTTTGGATCAAAGTAACCACCGTTGGTACCATTTGCTGTGAGTGCTTCACCTTGTGCAGTAGTAACACCGCCAGAGAAAGCGGTATCAGGCTTGTTGAAGAGTGCTTCAGCTTGGTTTGTGCCAGCAGCATTTTGATAGGTTGAGCGCATTGCAAAGATCAGGCCGGTAGGCATGGTCATTGGTTGAACACCAGCAATGTCATAAGCAACAATGTTAGGCATTGCACGACGAACAAGGCTAATAAGAACCGGGTCCCAGGTCTTAACTGCACCGGTGCCAGCACCAATGCTGTTGCCTTCGTTGAGGAACGACGCTTGTGAGTTTTCTTCACGAAGTGCTTTCTCTTGGTTCTCAAGGAGAACGGCAGTGATTGCTTTACGATAGTTGTCCTTGAATGCAGGAGCGTCTTTGGCTTCCAAGATTGGAGCCCATTTTTTTTGTAGTTGTTCTGAATTAAACATAATTTTTATTTTCTAGGTTGTTGTTTTTGTTTTTGGGAACCGTGTATTAGCCTACAAGATTTGCGCTAGACGCATTGTTGAGGCGAGATATTGCGGTTAGATAGTTTTGCATGTTTGGTGAAATTGTTTCACCAAATGTTTCGTTTTCGACGATAGTTTCTGTACTGACGTATGAAGAATCTTCAACGGTTTCTTCTTCGACATTTTGACGGCTATTGATATAAAACTCCTTTAGAGTTTCAATTTTCTTACGGAATGAAATGGCATCAACATATTGTACATCTTCAGATAGTGACTGCAGTCGTGCAGCTTGTGTATCAGCAAGGTCACGAGAAGCTTCGGCAAGAACATTTGCGCGAGATAGTGTTTCCACTTTTTCAGCAAGGCTCTCAGCAATACGCTCAAGCTTTGCAGCTTCCTTTTGACTTTCTGATAATTCGGCTTCCATTTGTGCAACCAAATCTGTCTTACCTTCAGGCACATCAATATAGTTTTCAACAAATACGCTCTTAAGTGAAGTGATAAAGTTTTCAGCAATCTCAGTACGCAATGTACTTTCAACGGCAACCTTATTGTCTGCAACCCAGCTTTCAACTGCATATGTCAGATAACTGTCAATCTTTTCAACCAAGTCTTCTTGGATGCTTTCAACTTCTTCTGCCAAACGCGTTGCATACTCTTCCTTAAGCACTGCTTCAGTTTCGGCAACCTTGGTGCGAACTGCCGTTTCAAAAATAAGCGTTGCTTTTTCTTTAAATTGTTCAGTTAGTCCTTCTTCGCTTTCAACCAAGCGAGTAATGTCGCTTGAATCAACAACGAGCTGCTCTTCAACAACTACCGTTTCTTCAAGTTGCACATCTTCATTTTGCTTCTCAATAGCAGCCGTAATCTTCTTTCGACGATTCTTTAGATACGCATCGGTTTCATCGGAATCACCGTCGTTGTCGACGTCGTCATCTTCTTTACCAACGCCATCCATTGCTTCTTCCATTTCGTCATCTTCCATTTCGTCAGCATCTTCTTCTTCGTCTTCATCTTCCTCTTCTTCCTTAACTTTAGCTTCAGCGATCTCAATAGATTCCGCGTCCGCCTCTAAAGTTTGGTCAAGAGAAAGTAATGTTTCTTCGGTGATATCTTCAATGATATCGTCTTCAATTGTTTCGTATGTTTTTTGCATAAGTTATATTACTTTATTTTGTTTAGAGTTTGGAGAGGAAATCTTTGAAGATGCGTTCCTGAGCTATAGCTTGTTTAGCAAAAGAGGCCTTCTTAATTTCTGTCTCATACATTTCAATTTGTTGCGGCTTAAGTAGTCCGTTATCCCAGATCCACTCTACTCCTTCCATAATGCCGTTCACAAAAGCGGACGGAGCACTTGGATCTTGTACAATATCTACTGTGGACAACACATAGTCGTCATTGACAAATGTTTGACCATTCTTGCTTGCAACGGTTCCCATACCACGGCTTGAAACACCCAACTGACATCCGCCTTCCAATAGTCCTTTCACAATTTTACCCATTGGCGTATTCAGGATGAGTGCTTTTCCAACAACATCATTACCATTCCACTTGAGAGCGGTAATGCGATGCGAAACTTTATCGAGGTTAATTGCAGGGCCTTCAGGGTGATTCAATTCACCCACAGCACGTCCGCGATTAACATATTCAGTTACATACTTTGCAACTGCACTTTCTAAAATTGGTTTTGGATACACACGGCGATTGCGATTAAGCTGTTCGGCCTGCATGAATATCCCTTCAATCACATAGTTCTTACTGCCATCCGCAGACGATTCAACCAAATAGTGTAAATCTTCTAAATGTTCGGTAATTAACTTCATATTGATAATAGTTTATTTATACAAAGTCAGATTTTATCAAGCACATAGTTTAGTGCATCATAAACCTTTGGATTACCACCATCAGATACACTAACATTCTTAAACTTTTTCAGCAGCTTTGTATATAGCATGCGAATTTCTTTTTCAAATTGCTTGCCGTCGTCATCACGTGTATCAATTTGAATAATGCGAGAAAGCGCACGTTTGTCTTCATCATCAAGCGCACGATAGATTTCTCCTTGTGCTTCGCGGAACTTTGTGTCTTTACGCTCAAGGTCTAAACCTTTTGCATAATCAAACTTTTTTGTGTTTTTCTCAAGCGCCTCAGTTACAATGCTTTCAGTGATTTTTGGAGTGTCATAAATGCTGGCACTCAATTCGATTCTTTTGATGTCAAGAACAGTCTTGACTTTATCAATGATTAGCGACTGCAATGAAGAAGCACTGGTGGCAGTATTGCCAGCTGCAATGCTTTTTATAAAATTTTTGATGTTACTCATACGGTAGTTATTTATACAAATGATTCTTTTAGGCGTTAAGTTCGTCTATTATTTTTTGTGTTTCTTCAATTGTTTCCTCTATTACTGGCGGTGTATAAACAATTTCAGCACTGCCATCTTCCGCAAATGATACGCTGTATCCTGTTGGAACACCTAGTGGCGCATATCCATCAATTTTACTGGCAAGAAAACTTTGAGCTTCCGCCGAATCGGTAAACACTTTAATTGCTTGTGTTCCAAGTAATGTTACTTTTAGACTTGGACTTGTTTCGCCATACCAAAAAGCATCATACGCTTGTTGTGTAAACGATTGTAGTTGTCTCAGTGCATTTTCAGCATGAGTGTTCATGGCGTTGACTTCTTCAATAGCCTTCATTTCTTCTGTTTTGATTACGTTATACATAAGGTTAAGGTCTGGTGATTCTTGAAAAGGCGTTGTAGTAGTCCATGTTCAACTGGTTTGATACATTGTTGGTGTTTTCGATATTGAAGAGGAATACGCCAGGTGCACCAGCGCCAATAGGCGATGTTACCTGCACTTCAGCCCCGCCGTTTATGCTCAATGCCCATATTGATCCAGACACCCAACGCAAAGACCCCTTATACCAAGTATTCGCGGCGGCAACTACCCCAGTATCAGTATAGTTGCCCAGTGCTTGATCGGTGCTGGCCCATGCAGCAAGGTGTAAATTAGCATTACCACTCTCACCTCCTTCCGTCCATACAACGGTTCCATCAGCGATAGTTCCGCCGTTTGTGGTGGGCCAAACTGGTTCCGTTGCTGCGTGGGTGGTTCCTCCAGTGGATGCGTAATACCTCCTACCATTGGAGACAGTTGGCTCTCTCCATTCATTCAGGGTTACAACATTGTTGGCAGTCCGAGTCGTAGATACTGGGGCATAGCGTAGTCCGATGAACCTACTCGTTCTGATTATGTCGGCATAACCACCAATCCCGATGTTTATGGTGCAACTTAGGGAAGTGATTTGGAACCTGAACAGGATGGACGTATAGGAATTTTGCAGGGCTACTACTTGAAATCCACCGCCACCCACGGTATTGCTGGCATCTGCCCTAACTATAACGGATGAACGATATGCAGCGGTAGTCACTGCCGCCGCTACTCCAAAATTCACGTTAGCACTGTTTCCCTGTGGTCTTATGGTTCCCGCTCCGTTCGCGGTTGTCCAAGCCCAAGGCATCGTCCCAAAAGGGTTTTGAGCATCAAAAACACCCAGAAAATCATCCCTGACCAAGATGTAGTCGGGGTCTATCAGGTAATTATCACACAACGCCCTAGTCATTACGTGAGTATCCGACAGCGCACTCAGGGCGGGTTGCGCCGTAGCAGTGACAGGGTTTGCCAGAGCAAACCCAGCACTCGCTCCAACAGCATTCAACGTAACTAAACCTGCACTACTGACCGTGGTGCTTGCATAGTTGGAAGCATCATAACCTACACGTAATTGTTCTGTTGTAGCTAGGGAATGTATTTTTGCGGAAGGAGATGTTGTGCCAATGCCTACTCTCTGTGATGAATCAACAGTCATCGCCACAGTTCCGCCAGTGGTTGATGTGTTAGCGGCGGTTATAAAGTTAAGTTCTGTTGCAGCGTATTGTGAACCACCAGAACGACCACCAAAAGAAACAGTTGCACTGCTGGAACCTCCGCTATCAAAGTTGAAAAACTCGATACTTCTGGCGTTTGTATATTCGGGAGCTACAAAAGACGCAAGTTTTCTTACGTTAGGTGTTCTTGTAGTTGCATTGACATCTGCTCCAACGTTTAACGCACCAGTGGGCGAGCCAGCATCAATCCTAATACCACTAGATGAAGCAACATGCAGAGCATTTGCTGGAGATGTTGTACCAATGCCAACATTCCCGTTGCTAAGAAGTGTCATCTTAGCAGAGTTATTGGTAATAAGCGAAAGCGAATTGGCATCGGTTGTACCAACGGTCAATGCAGCTGCATCAGTATTGCCGCCCTTGTATACCAAGTTGGCACCAGTAATATTACCAGTTGATGATACTGCTCCTGTAAATGCCGCACCAGTTAAATTTGCTTTTGCACTATCACTTGCAACAGCCGTAGGAGTTACACTTGTAATTTGACCTTGAGGATTAACGGTTAGAACAGGAATACTTGTGCTGCTGCCATAGGTGGTAGATGTTGCGTTGACACCAGTATTGGTTATGCTAAACACAGTGCCAGTGCGCGTCAATCCTGTGCCAACATCATAAGTTCCGCTTCCGCTAAACTGTAAAAAGATGACTGGACTTGTACCAACAATGGAAACCGGTTCGCTGCATATCCAACCAGTATCTGCATAGCTAGTGCCGTGCGTAACAAACACAAAGTCGCCGCCACTTATTTTGTCTGGTGTATCAAAGTCAGTTGCGCGCGTCAATTCACGGTCTGCACTTATGGTATAGATTCCATTATGAGCAGCATTGGTTTCAGCCGCAACTACAATACGCGAACCATTAACGCCGCTTGTCAAGTCAGCATCAACGCCGCCAGTTGCATTGAGCGCGTCTATAATTGTAGAGCCACCCGTAACAGTAAGTTTTGCTCCTACTCCAGCTATGCCATTTGTATATGCGACTGTGCCTCCTGTCGCGGTTGCTAATGTTGCAGTTTTAAGTATTACGTGCGCTTCGGTGTGAACATGAATACCTGTAGCAACGTCATCGACGTATGCTTTATTGACGGCACTGGTTGATACTGAACTTGTAGTTAAATTAGGAATCAATGGACTAGCATTAAATGTCTTAACACCATCTATGCTTTGATCGCCAGCTGTTTTAACAGCATCGGTTATACCATATCCGCTAACGGTTGTTGGCGTATTGCTAATATTAGTCCAAGCCGGCGTGATTGTGACCGCTGTGCCTGTGCTACTAATTCTTCCTTGTGCATCCGTGGTAAACGGAGTTACACTTGTTGCGCTGTTATTATATGTACCAGCCGCGCCTACATTCTTTAGTGTAGTAACAAATGATGCGGTTCCAGTTCCCGTGACATCGCCAGTTAATGTGATTGTCTGAACACCGCTCGAGCCACCGCCCACCGCGCCGATCCATTTTTTTGTAGCCGCATTATATTTAAGATATGCGCCATCAACTCGTGTACTTGTACGATCAACATCATTTAAATGACGAAGCCATACTTCGCCTCCGCCACCAATGCTAGACAGTTGGTTGTTTACAATTGTTTGCCAACTTTTAAAAGTTTTTTCTGACTTATCAATATAACTATTGATATCAGTTTGAGTCTTGGTTATAAATGGCTCAACAATATCATTAATGTCAGGCAGCAGTGCATCTTTGCCAGCCGACCCAGTTTCACCTTGAATTCCTCGCTCGCCACGTTCACCAGTTTTGCCTTGAGGACCGCTTAATCCTTGCTCACCTTGAAGGCCTTGCGTGCCGCGTTCACCAGTTTCACCTTTAATTCCTTGCGTGCCGCTTTCACCAGTTTTGCCTTGAGGACCGCTTAATCCTTGCTCGCCGCGTTCACCAGACAAACCCTTTGGGCCACACTCTCCTTGAATTCCTTGAGGACCAGTTTCGCCTTGAAGGCCTTGCTCGCCGCGATCACCAGTTTCGCCAGACAAACCATCAATTCCTTGAGGACCAGTTTCGCCTTGAAGGCCTTGCGTGCCGCGTTCACCAGTTTCACCTTTAATTCCTTGCGTGCCGCTTTCACCAGTTTTGCCTTGAATTCCTTGCGTGCCTGATTGGCCTTGTTCACCGCGTTCTCCAGCCAACCCTTGAATTCCTTGCGTGCCGCGTTCACCAGTTTCGCCTTGCTTTCCTTGCGTGCCGCGTTCACCTTGAAGGCCTTGCTTTCCTTGCGCGCCGCGCTCGCCTTGCAGGCCCGCTTTACCAGTAAGGCCAGGCTCACCTTTATTACCTTGTGCTCCTTTAGGGCCCGGCGTAGATTCAATTATACGAGTATCATGCTCAAGAGCATTGAGTTTTTCTACAATTGGTTCTAATTGTTTTTGTAGTTTCTTATATAGTGCAACGGGTAATACATTATTGGCGTCATACATATTGCTATTCTTCTAGAATTTTAGTCATGCTTTCAATCATTTTTAATTGAGCTTCATGAATTTCTTCCTTATGAGTATTATCTATATGTGTGTCTTCCTGAGTATTTGCAAACTCGGTTGTGTCAGCATTGTCGTCCGGCAAACTCGATTCGGCTTGAGCGGCTTCCTGTTTAATTTGTTCGTCCATTCTTTCTACATCTTCATCACTTTGATTTAGGACGTTTGAACGAACCCATTTTTCACTATAGTATTTGCCAATTTGGCCACTGATGGTGTCCAACATACCAATGCGTTCTTTCATAATTTCAAAGTCTTTAAGTTCGCTAAAGAAGTTGTCTTCTATATAGTCAACACTACAAGTTTCACGAATAGACTCCCAATCATCCGCTGTAATAACGCCTTTGAGTATCAGCTGTACGCGCAAAACGTCAATGAATAGTGTAGAGAATTTGCGGCGCAGGCGATTAATAAACTTTTGAAATTTAACTTCTTCACGACTAATTTCAGTACTGCGCCCAACACTAAACATGCTGTCACTTTCAAGACGTGTTGAAGGAACATTTAGCGCTTTGTACAAGTTCTTTTTAAAATAAATAACATCTTCAATTTGACTAAGATTGTCACCACCAGGCAGTGTGGTAATTTCCGTGCCTCGCCCGCCTTCACGACGCGGCAGCCAAAAGTCTTCAAGCATGCTCATGGTCTTGCGATCATCGCGTATCTCACCGGTATTGGCATCATACATCAGCTTGTTGCGGTACTTGGCCATAATGCCTTGCACATATTCTTCGGCTTTACCTTTGGGCAAGTTGCCAGTATCAATGTAGAAAATACGGCGCTCAGGCGCACGTGCAATACGATAAATTACCAATGCGTCTTCCATCATGCGCAGCTGATTCACCAGCTTTACGGCTTTGTGCAGATGGCTAATACTAACTTTACCATTCTCATCAAGCACGCCGCTTGGTACATACACAATAGCATTTGTGTCAATCTTTAAGCCGCTCACACCAGAGTTGCTATTAAAATCGTCGGTATACATAAAATACTCATCAGTAATTTCACTGGTTTTTATTCCAGTTACTCTGTCAATGCGCGTGCTAACTTCTTTAATCTTTTTAATCTTTAGTGGATCAATTTGTTGAATCTCTTTAATACCTTCTTTTGGCTTGTTGGGATCTATAATCAAATAGAAATACAAACGGCCATCAATATACCAACGGCGAAACAGGTCATAACCCGTACTGTTAAATGACAGGAGCCGCAGCACACGTGCAAATTCTTCATGAATCTTTTTCTTTATGCTGTCCGCGAGATCAACCTGGTCAAGAATAAGAGAAACTGGCGCACCATCGCTATCACTTACAATTGCGCCATTTACAATTTCTCCAATTGCAGCGTCGCATTCCGGTTGAACTGCGCTTGCACGGTAACGCAAGATAAGATCTTTTTCATTGTTTAGACTGCCACCATCAATATCGAGAATTTGCCCATAATAACCAGCAGCACTACTTGCGGCACTAACATATGCTGCACCATCATTGTCAACTGGCAATGCAAAGCTTTGCGCAGCTGCAGTGCTATTGTCTGCTTCTTTGCCAAGCCGCTTGGTTATTTCAAATCCAAATATCTTCATATGTTTTATATATAAGAAAAGCAGGAGCACGATTTTTTCATGCTCCTGCTCAGGTAAACACTTCTAAGGTTTAGAAAATGTTGTTGACTGCATCAGACCAGTATTGATAGTTCATTTCAACCGTGAACTCTTCAATGGCGTCGGTTGTATCATAACTCAATTCAATTGCTTGAATATTAATTGGATATGCATCAATAAATGTATATTCTTTCAATACGTTTTCTGCCCGGTCAAGTTGTTGAACTTGCATTTGTGCCATATATCCCAATGATTGAGCACCAACGTATGCCGATACGTTTGCGCTATGTGCATTGATGAGATTCATCCAATTTTCAAATGCAGTGCGAATGGTCATATTGTTATCATTGATAACAGTAATGCTCCATGTTTCAAACGTGCGATCGCCCGCAATTTTCAATTCACGCCCGCGAAATTTTAACGGGATTGTTCCAATTACGCTTGATGGCAATGCTGCACCTTTAATCAGGAAGCTTGCCTTTTCTTGATCATTACTAGATGCTCCAGGCCATGCCAATGTCACTCGGAACAAGTTTGGCCGTGCGCCGCCTCCTGTTAGTTTTGATTTAAAATCTTCGATTCCAGCCATATTATTTTTTTATGTTAAATTGTTATAGGTTTATTTATATTAGGCGCCAACGATTGTTTTAAACTCAACGCCAGTACGCGTAGCAATGAAGTTAAGCGTAATGAAGTTGATGGAACGCGTTGGTTTGATATAAATGTCGGCAACAAATGAGTTGCTGTCAATCACTGCACCAGTGTTGTTTGTGCTGTCGCATACAACGCGATAGTCAGTAATGCCACGCCGGCCTTTAACATCGCGCAAGTATGGCTCAATCATATTCTTAAATGCTGCGCGCGTAAAGTCGTCGTTTTGTTCAAACAACTGGTATTTAGATGCGGTAGCAATTGACTTTTCAAGTGTAATGAATAGGCGACGAACGTTGATGCGATCAAATGCACTTGGTTTTACCAAACGGGTTTTATCACCATACAATATGATGCCTTGCCCAGGAAATGCACTAATCGGATTAACACCTTTGCTATACAAGGTATCACGGTCAGCCTGATTTGGATTGTATGCAAGTTTAACTACGTCTTGCAATTGTCCACGGTTAAACCCGGCTGGACTAAACCATGCATCAGCAACAGCATCAGTATTTGCGCATAAGCCAGCGACATGGCCGCAAGCGGGAATATAAAGATAGTTGTCATTATACTTGTTGTACACGTAAACTGGCGAAGAATCCATTACCATGTAACTGCTAACTGGGCAACCAGCATCGCCTACCTTTGTTGTAATTTCAGTGAGGCGTTCGCTATCAATGGTCTTTGTCGCGACGCTCATTGGAGCACTTATGAAACCAACACAATCTTTACGAGCATTCACAATGGCTGAAAGTTTAGCGTCGTTGACAAGCGCAACACTTGTTGTGCTGTGAACTTCACCAAACAACAAACTAATGTCAACGCTTTGTGAGTCAGCAAACATGTTGTATGCATCAATCATGCCAGTGGCAGTCATGGCAACGTTTGTGCCAGACGCTAAAGTAATTGTTACACCGCCCGTTCCAGCCTTTGTGCCTAAAGCAGTTGTAGCAACGCTCAATGCAGTCACATCGGTAACAGCAAATTCAGTTTCAACTACACCAGTGCTGCCAGTTGTAATACGGCAATCTTTTAATTTGTTGATATAAATGTAATTTGAAGTACGGTTAATTACTTCACGATAGTAATTGGTCGCGCCGTTTTCAGTTTTTGCATCAGTAAAGATTGAAAGACCTTCATATTTTTCAAGGATGGTACCAGCAGTACCGGTAAATGATCCGTCACTATCAATAACCGCAACGTGAATTTCATCATCCATATTAGCTGACGTTAAACTTGCATTTGCAGCTTTAACGGCAGCTGCAAAAGTACTTGTGCCTGGAGCATATGAAAACAGCGTAGCATCAGTACGAAGAGTAACACCAGTTCCTCCAGCCGCCAATGCAGACGCACGGCAAATGACGACTTTAAGTGCATTGCCTAATGATCCAGCATAGCGCGCAACAATTGCACTTTTAAGAGTATTTGTACCTATAATAGCATCAAACACATCTTTGTTTTTAATAAGCGTTGCGGCATATGGAGTATATGCACTGGCTCCGCTCAAATACGGTGAGGCAGCATTATAATCGGTTACTTCAACCGAACGTGAAACTTTAAGACTGTTGCCATATTTTAGAAAACTGGCTGCGGTAAAAAAACTTGCTGTTTGCAATGTGTTTGTATTATTTGGCGCGCCAAATAACCTAATAAGATCTTTTTCAGAGCTTACGTTAACCAGGACCCCAGCAGGTCCCCAGTTGAATGATCCTGCGTATCCGCCCAAGCTGGTAGCAAGTGCAGGTACGACGTTTGTCAGGTCGATTTCTTTAATTTCGACGCCAGCTGATGTTAATGCCATATTTTTTTATTTTCAGTTGTTGTGTTATAATAAGTTGTCATAATAAGAAGTATTTCAATAATCCTATTTATAAAATGAGTGATTTACAAGCCAGCCCATTCACGATTTTGTTCAAGCGCTTCTTCATAATAGTGCGCGCTTGGCGGAGCATCAGATGCATATGTATTTATGATGCCAAACAATGGAACGTCTTCATCCATTTCGCGTATCTTTTCGCTATACAACAATTGTTTGAGATCAACATTGCTAATGCCGCCAAATGCTTCTGTGCTAACAAACCATGCAAACATCACAAGATTCATAACCATGTCATCATGTGCACTACCGCGTGCAGCATAACTTTCTCCATGCGGCTCAAAGCTGCTTAGCTCTGCAATGGTGTCCATATCGCATATGTGCAACTTTCCATTTTCAATCAAATCTTTAAGATTGCTGCAGCCAATGCGTTTTACACGTTTGGTCATTATCACGCCAATACCATTGCTCTTAACGCTGCTTGAAACAAACATATTGTCATATTCATATTCATAGTATACAGCATTACACACCACC